GATGGGTACATCGTGATACAGGAGAGCGTCGCTTCCGCGAGGCTCTTATTTTTGTTGGACGTAAAAACGGTAAGTTTTGCCGTTTAAAAATCGGGCAAAATCGGTGAAAACCTTTATTTTTGGCTTTCTTTTAGTAATAATTCGATAGCTTTATCAAGCAATTTAGACATAGGAACCATAGTTTCTTCCGACATTTTTTTTAATCCTTCGTATAAATCTTTATCAATTGCGTTAGAAATTCTAATTCTGTTTTTTAGTCCGTATTTGTCCATGTGTGACACTCCTTTTTATTTTACTATAACATCCGATTCCACCGCTTGCAACTACCATCAATTGATGGTAGTATATAAAAGAGGTGAGTAGATTGAAAAAATACATTATTTACAAACACTTAAATAAAATAAATGGCAAAATTTATATCGGTGTCACAAATGATATTGGCAGAAGGTGGAGGAGCGGTGGGATTGAATATAAACCACCAAAGAACGAAACCCAACACCACAGAAGTTTTTGGAATGCAATACAAAAATACGGGTGGGAAAATTTTGATCATTTGATTATTGAAGAAGACTTAACGATGAAAGAAGCTTTTGAGAAAGAAAAGTTTTATATTGAACTTTATGACTCAACTAATAAGAAAAAAGGTTATAACATCGCAAAAGGCGGAAATGGCGGAATAATATATAAAGTTCACCCCAAAGGAATGCTAGGGAAAAAACAATCTAAAGAATTTTCTTCAAATCACAGTAAATGGGCAAAGAACCATAAGAATAATTGTATGACAAACGGTGATGTTGTATGGGGTGTTACTCACGAACACCCAAAAGGCATGTTGGGAAAGCACCACAGCAAAGAATCAATTATGAAAAAGAAAGCATATAGTGGTGAAAATGCTGTAACCTCAAAACCAATTGTCGCAATTGAACGGGATGGAACTAAAAGAGAATTTCACAGCGCTAAGCTTTGCATGGCTTACTATTCGATTAGTACATGTGTTTTTTACCGACTTTTAAAAGATGGCGCCCCTTATGTGATAAATCCTAAAGCGAACTACAGAAATAAAGAAAAAATATTAGCTATCGAAGGAATTATGTTCAAACATAAAGAAGATACCGAGGTAAGTTAGTAGATTGCGAAAGGTTACTAACTACCGTAACGCGTAGGAGTTGAATAAATATAATGCTCCCAAGAGTGTCCGACAGCAGATAATTTGCTGAAAATGTACGCTAAACTGGGCCAGAACTGACTGACCGATGAAAATGAGGGTGACCTCCAGAGTGCGAGATAAAAAGCTCGCAGATAATAACAATCGAAAACATCACTAATTTCAGGCCTTTCCACATACATGGTCGCTTATGATGATGAACAAGGCGCCAACGTTTACGTATTGGCAAATGCTCGTGATCAAGCAAGCTTGTTGTTTGATAAGGCCGCAGAAATGGTCAAACAATCGCCGGCGCTCTTTAAGAAATTTGGTAAGCCTAAACGATCAAGTATTAATTATGCTCCCGCCTTTTCTAAAATGGAACCACGCGCCTCAGATAGCCGGAAATTGGATGGGCTAAACACTCATTTTGGTATTTTTGACGAGATCCACGAGTTTACGAATTACAAGCTGATCAACGTTATCAAGAAATCAAGAGGAACCAGAAAACAGCCTCTGATAGTTTATATCACAACTGCTGGATATGTATTAGATGGTCCGTTGATGTCTTATTTTGAGCAAGGTGTGGACTGTTTGGAACATTTGGAAGATGACATCGATGAACGGACTTTCTATTATCTGGCAAAACTTGACAGTGCGGAAGAGGCTGATGACCCGAGATTATGGATCAAAGCCAATCCGAATATTTGTCTAATGAATTTTGTTGGCATGCTAGATGACTATGTTAAGGATAAAAAAGATCCAAAAGAATATGCTGACTGGATTACCAAGCAATTTAACTTGTTTTCCGATATCGATGAGCTGTCATTTGTCGATATGCCTACCATTAAACGAAACAATAAAACCATCGATATTGAAACGCTCAAAGGTAAGAAGTGTGTCGGTGGTTTTGACTTGTCCGAAACGGAAGACTTTACCGCAGCCGTTTTAGAATTTCCGCTTGAAACAGGCGAGGTATTCATTTTGCAACACACATGGATCCCACAAGCTAGATTTGATCGAGATAACAATCAAGAGCGTATCAAAGCGTGGGAGAAGGTGGGAGATCTAACGATTATTCCTGGTGATTACGTCAATTATGAATACGTCTTAAATTGGTTTGTAGAAAATTCGAAAATCTATGACATTGTAAAAATCAATTATGACAAGGCCAAGGCNCTACGATTAAATAAAGAACTAGAAAATGCAGGATTTGAAACCAACGAGATTCGNCAAGGGTTTCTATCATTAGGTGGGCCAATGCAAAACTTCAAGGAAATGCTATTGGACGGTAAGGTGATTTTCAACAATTCCAAGCTTTACCGATGGTATCTATCCAACGTCAAGCTGGTGATGGATCGCAACTCAAACTGGATGCCGTCTAAGCAGTCCAAGAGTAGAAAAATAGATGGTTTTGCAGCAAGTTTGAACAGCCACGCCGAAGTGTTGAATATGTTGGTTAATCCTGTCGGAACCGGGAAAGTAACCTATTACTCGATTTCCGATTTAATGAATATGTAAGAAAGGTGTGGAGGAATGAGTATTTTAGATCGTTTGCGTTCTTTTGGCCGAGCGAAGCCGAAAGCGAGCAAACAAGAGTATTTTTTGAATGACCCGGGATTGATACCGTATTTAGTCGGAAAAGATGAAATATCAGAAGGGATTTTTTCCGTAATTAGCCGTGTATCGAACGTTTTTGCGTCTCTCCCTCTCAAAATGATAGATGTGGAGTTTGGCCAACCGGACGACTGTCCTGCATACAACTTGTTGAGCGAAGGCCCTCGATATTTTACAAAGTTTGATTTTTTCCGGGACGTGGAAGTTTTGAGAAACTACCAAGGGAATGCGTATGTGCAGATTTTCCGAAATATCAATGGAGAAGTAGCAGATATGGCGTTAGTAAAACCTGGTGCTTGCCATCCAGTGATTGATATGGATAGCGGGGAGCTTTACTACCAAGTAACTGCGACTGACAAAGGCAGTTACAAGCAAGTTATCTATGTACATTACATGGAAATGCTCCACTTTAAACAACCGAGGTTTGGCGGCTTGGAAGGTGCAGACCCCACAAAAGTATTAACGAATACCCTCGGATATGATCGAGAAGTCCGAAAAATCTCTTTAAGTCAGCTTAAAGGAAGTAATGAAGGGCTAAAAGTTAAGTTTGCTAGCATTATGGATGAAGAAGCTAAAAAAGCTACAGTTAAAAACATTGCTGATTTTTATCGACAAAACGGTGGACTACTTGTGGAAGAAAACGGTGTAGAAATCGAACGTTTACAACGAGAGCTGGTAGACAGCAAGCTTTTAGATACTGATAAAATATCTCGCTCCAGAATCGCGATGGTCTACAACGTGCCGGAACATTTCATCGGGAATAACCAGTCAAGTTACTCCTCTCAGGAACAGCTCAATATGGAGTTTTTGACATACAATCTAGTACCGACCGTTAATCAATATGAAGCGGAACTAAATAAGAAAACACTATCGAGAGCTGAAAAAGCTAAGGGTTATCGATACAAGTTTAATATCGCAAGTTTGCTAAGAGCTGATACACAGGCCAGAGGGCAGTTTTACCAGATTATGCGCCGAGGTGGAGCATATTCTGCCAATGATGTTCGCCGCTTTGAGGACTTGCAGCCAATAAATAAAACCGGTATGGATGATTACCATATTTCCGGAGACCTATATCCAATCGATATGGATCCAACATTAAGAAAAACAACCTCGTCTAAAAGCGTAGCCGAAAACGGTTAGGCTTTTTTAGTTTGCACCGAAGGGAGGTGGAAGGATGAAAAAAGTGACGTTAAGCGGCGATGTCGTGGATAACGATACCGCGTGGCTTTATGACTGGTTTGGGATCGATTGTATCTCACCAGGGAAAATTTCTGCCGCTCTTACAGAAGCAGCGGGGGATGAAGTAGAACTTGATATCTCATCGAACGGTGGGGATGTCCTAGCGGCAAGCGAAATATATACCGCTATCCGTGCTTATCCGGGAAAGGTATCCGGAAATGTTGTGAGTATTGCAGCAAGCGCTGCAAGTGTAATCGCTTGTGCTTGCGAACCGCTTAGAATCTCGCCAACAGCACACATCATGATTCACAACGCATGGGTGACCACTAGCGGCAACGCCGAGGAATTAAAAGCCGATGCGGAAATGTTAAGCAGTGTGGATGAGTCTATCGTTAATGCTTACGAGATCAAGACAGGACTCGACCGGAAAAAGCTTGCTGATTTAATGGCAAAAGATACTTGGTTAAACGCACAAACAGCAGTGGCGGAAGGTTTTGCGGATGAAATTATGTTTGCAGAAGCACCAGTAACGGTACTCAATGCCGCTCAACCGGTTATTCCAAAAAACGCGGTAACTAAGTTGAAAAATCTAATACTCAAAGCGGAAACACCGCAAGAAGAAACGCTCTTGCAGAAAAAACTAAAAGCCTTAAATGGAGGGAAAAACGAATGAATTTAGAACAATTAAAAAATGCGTGGGTCGAGGCGGGAAGTAAAGTCTCTGATTTAAACGCGCAACTCAATGCAGCATTGGTTGACGATGAAAAAACAGAAGAAGATGTAGTAAGTTTGCAAGCACAAGTAAAAGCAGCACGGGCTAAACGGGACGGATTGAAAGAGCAAGTGGCAAATATGGAAGCCGAACAAGTCTTAAACGTCAAAAAAGAATCATTAGATAAAAAAGATGAAAACTTGAAAAACAAGTTTATCAAAGACTTTAAAGCGATGGTCAATGGTGATCCTGCTATTATGGCTACTTTGACATCTGATACGGATGAATCTGGTAATGCTATCGGATTGACTATTCCGGTTGATGTTCAAACGACTATTCATACTTTGGTTCGTCGGTTTGACTCCTTACAAGAATACGTAAACGTTGAAAAAGTGACCACTACCAGCGGTTCTCGCGTTTATGAAAAATGGTCTGATATTAAACCACTGACCGCTTTGGATACTGAAGACGGTGAAATCCCAGCAAATGATGATCCTGCACTTCACTTGATCAAATACTTGATCAAACGCTACGCAGGTATTTCTACAGTAACTAACAGCTTGCTAAAAGATACTGCCGAAAACATTTTGGCATGGTTGTCTAAATGGATCGCGAAAAAAGTAGTTGTTACTCGCAATACAAAAATCTTGGCAGCTATTGATGGAATCAAAGCAGCGCAAAAGAAAGATGTTACAGATGTTGATGGGATTAAAGATATCGTAAACGTTCAACTTGACCCAGCTATTGAAGCTACATCTATGTTTATTACAAACCAAGATGGCTACAATGTTTTGGATAAAGTAAAACGTTCTGATGGATCTTACTTGTTACAAAAAGACGTAACTTCTGCAACTGGATATACTTTCTTGGGCAAACCGATTAAGAAAATCGCTAACCGTTTCTTGCCAAACAAAGGGACTACTACTTCTCCTAAATATCCACTGTACATTGGTGATCTGAAAGAAGCCGTTACATTGTATGATCGCGAAAACATGAGCTTGCTGACAACGAATATTGGTGGTGGAGCGTTCGAAACGGATACTACCAAAGTTCGAGTAATTGACCGTTTCGATGTGAAATTGGTAGATGATGAAGCGGTTGTTTTGGCTACTTTTACAACTATTGCGAACGAGACACCGGCGGAAGGTTAAGGAGCTGATTTCTTATGATTCTTGATCCTAAAACGGATTTGGACGAAATCAAAAACGCGTTAAAAATCGACACTGACGAAGACGATGTGGAAGTAAGTCGTGCGGCACAAGCTGCAATTGCATACATTAAAGGGGCTATCGGGAATGATAAGCCCTCTTTTTATACGCAAGAAAGCGACACAGTTGATCTGATTAATTTAGCTATTCTGCAATTAGCGGATCACTATTACAAAGCGCGTTCTGCAACCGTGAGTGGGAACTTGCGAGAGTACGATTTAGGTTTTACAAGCCTAATCTTGCAACTCAAAGCAAGTTATTTGCTTTTTGTGGAGGAGGAGTAGCGTATGCCCCTTATTCAAACAGGAAATTTAAATCAACGCATCAAGTTTGTCCGAGATACGACGGTTAAGGATGAGGACGGGCAAGTTGTCCCGACTTCTACAACCATTCTTACTTGCTGGGCAAGTGTGCAGACACAACGCCTGAACGATATTAAGACGTCCATTGGTACGGTGTTAGAAGGAACGTTGACGTTTATTATTCGCTATCAACAAAAATCAGAGCTAACCAATGATATGAAAGTGCGTTGGAATGGAAAAACGTTTGAAATCATTACGATTACGAAAGGCGAGTTTGCGAAGGACTTCACGACAATCATTGCAAAAGAGGTTCAAAAATGAGTGTAGAAGTCGATGCAACCGAAGTGTACAAAGCACTTAGGGAAGTAAAAGCAAACGTTCAACGAGTGGAAAGCCCAGCACTTAGAAAAGCTGGGGAGTACGCTCAAGAAAAGTTACGACAAAACACACCTTACTGGGATGGAACGAAGTCAAACGGTAAACGTGGTTCGTATATGCAAGAACATGCTAAGAACCATGTGGTTACAAGCTCGGTAAAAAACGGATTGATAGAAGTCGGCTATGACAAAGATGTTTCTTGGCGGATGCACTTTATCGAGTTCGGAACAATCAAACAACGTCCAAAAGGTTTCGTACAAAAAACACAAAAGCAAATCGAAAAACAAGTAACACAAATCATTGCTGACGAAGTAAAAAGGAGGCTAGGACTTTGAAAACGGCAGTATCACAAGTTTATTCAATTCTGAATAGCAATGAAAAAACAAAGAACATTGATTTTTACACCAATAGTGTTCCGGAATCAGCTCAAACAGTACCTAGCCTTCCAGTTGGCAGAATTACAGAGATATCCGGCAACTATGAAGATTTTGCAAGCAACAATCCTTTGACCATTCAATTCAACGTACAGGTAGATGTATGGGTGTCAACCATGAAAGAGGTTGATGCCTTTTATTTTGCCCTTGATGAGGTTATGAGGGGGAATGGTTGGCAATGCGCATACACGGAACAAACAGATGACGAGGACTTGGAAGGTGCAAAGCGGATTATCAAACGATATGTAGCAAATATTTCACTAAATTAAAAGGAGAGAAAATAGATGGCAACAGTAGGATTNGAGAGCGTCATTTTTGGCGTAAAAACAGGTGTAGGCGGCACTCTAGAAGAATTAGTAGCAGATAAGTCGAAAGGAGGAGCGATCGAAGCTAAAATTACTGGATTAGGCGCAACTTCTAACACAACATACGCTTCAAACGTACCGTTCTTCATTGCAAGTAAAGGGGTTTCGTCGCCAAAAGTTACGCTTGACGTGGCAGACTTAATGGATAACGGCATTTACAGCAAAATCATTGGTGCTAAAACCGTGGAAGATGCAAATGTAATTGGTTCAGAAACTGAAGCGCCTTACGTGTCGGTAGTCATGGTTACAGCAAACAAAGAAGGAAAACGCTTATTCATGGGATTGACAAAAGGAAAATTCAGTCATCCAGATATCGACATGAAAACAGCTGAAGACAAAGGGGTAGAATTGCAAACCGATTCNATCGAAGGGGAATTCATTTCTGATGAACGTGGCTATGTATNNNTNACNGCCGTNGAATCAGAANNNATGACNTTNNATAAATTCAAGAACTTGGTAAATAACAAAGCGGGGAAGTAGTTAACCCTGCATCTGCACCAATGACAGATACAGGGACACCAAAAGAACCAGAACCAAAAATTGATACACAAGGTTAGCCATTTTTGGCTAGCCTTATTTTTTGTAAAAACAAGGAGGAAAACAAATGATTGAATTGCAATTGAAACTTGACGGAAAGAAAAAAACATTCAAACAACAAGATATTTCCGCACGTGCAATGCGTGAGTGTATCAAATTTTACGAGAAAGCGGAAAAAGCAGACCTAACTGATTTAGAAGCAATTGATTCAATGATTGCAATTACAGCAGATATTTTCCAAGATCCAGCAGTTACATTTGATGCTATTTTAGACGGTTTGACTGCGAGCGAGTTAGTACCGGCATTAGAAAGTGTTTTTGAACAAATNAATGAACTGGGAAACAATGAAAAAAAGCAGANGGCGAGCAAAAAGANATAAGTTTTTCTGAAGCTAGGAAAGCAATGGATCAAATCTACAAAGATTTAATCGAAGCAGGTTGGACGATGAGAGATGTGGACGAAGCCGACTATCATTATTTGTTACACCTTTTTGGAGAAGTGGAGAGTGGCGAAGAATATGTAGATGGTGCTGATTTCATCAAACAATTTTTATCGGCTGAAGACTTAGTAAAACTTGAGGAAGGAGGTAAATAATGGCAGGAAAAGGACAACCGGCAGGAAATATCAAGCTAGGGATTAGTTTAGATAGCACTAGTTTTGGTAACACGCTGGACGAAATCAATGCGAAAGTCAAACAAGCTGAGTCGAATATGCGTGCCAATCTAAAGGCTTATGATTCAGCAGGACGTTCATACGAAGCACTTAGTCAAAAGACGAAAGACTTGTCTACGGTTATGGAAGGGCAAAACGCCAAAGTAAGAGAATTAACAAAGCGCCGTGATGAAGCGATTAGCAAGTATGGCGAGGAATCGAAACAAGTTGCTAACCTTAACACACAGATAAACAATGCTACCGCAAAATATAATGCTTACAGTCGCCAGTTGAACGACACAAAAAAAGAATTGGTGTATTCCAAAACAGCCGTCAATGATTTATCTAACGAAATCAAAGAAAATGAACGACAAATGAACGCCGAAGTAAAAGCGTTGAAAGCTGCTGGTGATGAATCTGGTGCGTTTGAAGCAAAACAAAAAGGGCTAGCCAAACAAACGGAATTATCCGAGAAAGCTATCGAAGAACAGCGCAAAGTTGTGAAACTGATGGCTGATGAGTTTGGCGATTCAGCAAATGAAACCGAAGATGCAAAAAGGGCATTAGAAAAGTTAGAACGACAAAGCCAAATATCTAGCAGGCAATTAGAAGCACTCAAAAGCTCCAGCGATCAATCAGGAGAAAAAATAGAAGATTTTGGCGACGAGTCCACAAGGTCAGCTAGGAAACTGGATGGGCTAAAAGACAAATTAGGCTCGCTAAAAAGCGCATTTTCGTTTGGTGCAGTTGCTGGATTAGCGCATAACGCTATTAGCAGTGTAGTAAGTGGCGTGCAAGGCTTGGTTGGCGAAGCAGTAAACGCATCGGATTCATTGATGAAGTTTTCCAAAACCATGGAGTTTGCTAACTTTGGGAAGTCACAGATAGAAAGCTCGAAAAAAGAAATGAAAGACTACGCCGATAAGACGGTTTATGGTTTAGAAGAAATTCTGAACACAACCGCACAATTGGCATCTAACGGGATTCCTAACTATACAGAACTAACCAAGGCGGCAGGTAACTTGAATGCCGTTGCAGGCGGTTCTAGTGATACATTCAAATCCGTTGCCATGATGCTAACGCAGACGGCAGGAGCTGGGAAACTAACAACTGAAAACTGGAATCAATTAGCAGATGCGATACCGGGCGCTTCAGGGCTGTTACAAGAAGCTATGTTGAAAAACGGAGCATACACTGGTAACTTTCGTGACGCAATGGCGCAAGGTCAAATCACTTCCGACGAGTTCAACCAAGCAATTGTACAGTTAGGTATGAATGACGGAGCAGTTAAGGCAGCCACTTCCACAGACACATTGAGCGGTTCTTGGGAGCAGATGAAATCCACTGTAATAAATGGGCTACAAAGTATTATAGAAAAAATAGGTGTAGAAAACATCACTGGTTTTATCAATACATTAAGTACCAAAATAGAGGCAGCAATGCCTTCTATAGCTAATTTCATGGGTAAATTAGGTGAGTTTGCCAAATGGATTGCAGATAATAGAGAGTCACTGACATGGCTCGTAGGTATCATAGGAGGGATAACTCTTGCAATTAAAGGATTAGCTGTAGCTTCAGCCATATTTGGAGCTATTTCTGTAGTAGCAGGAGGGTTAGTTGTAGCATTAGGAGCATTGGTTGGAGCTTTGGTAGTAGCTTATACAAAATCCGAAACGTTTAGAAACATAGTCAATGCAGCTTTTACAGCTGTGAAAAATGTAGTTATGGGCGTTGTCAACAACTTGGTGGCATACTACAAAATGTTGTGGGGCGTGTTGCAGTGGCTTTGGGAAAAAATAAAAGAATGGGCTTCATGGATTGGTAATAAATTCATTGAAATGAAGAACAGCGTTGTGAACACAGTCAAAAATTTGTGGAACAGCGTGAAAAACTTCTTCAGCAATGGCGTTGGAGACACGTGGAATAAGGTAGTTGGCTGGGTAAAAAATATTTTCAACAAAGCAACTGAATTGAAGAACAAAGTTTCTAATGTAATTGGTAACTTGTGGAACGGTATCAAAGACACATTCCGTAGAGGTATCGATACGGTATTCAATTGGTTTTCAGAACTACCAACGAAGATGAAGAATGCCATTGTTGGCGGTAAAAACGCCATTGTTAATGCGTTCAAAAGTATTTTCAACGCAGCACTTAAAGCGATAGGTAAACCAGTTAACGCAATCATCCATGGAGCTTCATGGGTACTAGAAAAACTGGGTGCTGACAAACTCGAAGAATGGAAAGTGCCACAATACGCAAAAGGAACACCAAACGGAGGTCATCCGGGCGGGCCTATGATGGTAAATGACGGTAGAGGTGCTGAAGCGGTAATCACACCTAACGGACAAGCATTTATCCCACGAGGGCGAAACGTAGTGTTGAATGCACCAAAAGGCACACACGTTCTAACAGCTGAAGAAACGGCTTATATGACTGGAAACAAAGCACCAAGATATAGATACGCCAAAGGTACAGGCTTTTTCGGAAATCTATGGAACAACGTCAAAGGATTTGCTGGAGATGTTGGAAACAAGCTGAAAGATGTAGTCGGCGATGTATGGGATTTTGTAACAGACCCGGGAGCGTTGGCTAGGAAAGTGTTAAATGGTCTTGGCGTACTGGAAGGGCTTGTCAAATATCCTTTAGATGTTGGTAAAGGTATTCTAAGCAAGGCTACCGAAGCACTGACGAACAAAATCACAGAACTATTCAGTAGTGGCAGTTTAGACACTTCAATGGGCATGCAAGGCGTTTACAAATACTTGGCGGACGTTGCAGTTGCAGTAATGAAGAAGTTTCCAGGCTTTGTGGCAACTAGTGGGTATAGACCAGGTGACCCCTATTCGCATGGTAAACGTAATGCCATTGATATTGCACTACCTGGTGTCACAGGAGGCTCGCCACGCTACACAGAAGCAGCCAATTACGCATTTGAGAAGTTTGCAAACAAAATCGGCTATGTTATCACAAATGGTAAAGTTCGTGACCGTTCAGGACAATCAGGTACGGGTATTCACAATGATTGGAGACCATGGCCCGATGGAGATCACTATGATCATGTGCATTTAAACGGTGTGAAAGACCCACAAAACACTCAAATTTCAGGAGATAGCGTGGGAGGCAGTGGGGTAGAAAGATGGCGCAATGTAGCAATTAGAGCGTTGAAAATGACCGGTCAATACAGTACTGCAAACTTAAATGCATTACTAAATCAAATGCGTACAGAGTCAAATGGTAATCCTAATGCAGTTAACAATTGGGATATTAACGCCAAAAATGGAACACCATCAAAAGGGTTGCTCCAAGTGATTGACCCAACATTCAGACAGTATGCAATGCCAGGATTCAACAGCAATATTTTTGACCCACTATCTAACATCTTAGCTTCAATCAGATACGCACTATCAAGATATGGCTCACTAACAAATGCCTATCGTGGAGTTGGTTACGCAAACGGTGGAATTGTAAACCAACATCAAATTGCGGAAATCGCAGAAGGAAACAAGCCAGAAATTATTATTCCGTTAGATAAGGCTAAACGATCAAGAGCGATGCAATTATTGTCTATCGCAATGGACAAACTAGGAGTTTCTCCTAAAACTTATGGAAATGCGACAACTGTTTCCAGTGATTACGAAATCCTAGAAGCCATTGAAAAACAGGCGGCAACAACGAATCAGCTGTTATCGTTATTGCTGGCATTTTTCAAAGGAAATAGCCGAACTGATAGAGATTTAGCTTTAGATATTCAGAAGATCTTGGTTAGGAGGATGTAGATGCGAACTGTATTACTGAGAAATAGAATAAACGAAGAAATTGATTTGTCCACAGAAGACTATTTTGCTACTGGGTTGAGTAATATGGGGTTTGAAGTAAAAAAAGAACATGTGGGACAGTGGGGGAATTTCAGAGAAAGCAGTGAGAGCGTTGAAATATCTGAATTTCAGTCATCTGTAATCATTTCTGTGCATGGGTTTCGAGAAAAAGAACTGTACAATTCACTTGTGCAGTTCCTATCGGAAGGTCCGTTTGAACTGGAATTTGCTTTTGACGGCGAAACAATGGTAAGAAGATGCAGTCTAAAATCTTTAAGTAAGACTGAAATCGATCCGAAAACATCGTTACTAACAGACACTTTAGAACTATATTTCACATCAAACTGGTATTCCGTAAAACGCGAAAAATTAATTCAGCGACCGAATGTAGTGAAAACACGTGGTAAGGTTTTTCCGTATAAAAGATCTTATATCTACACTCAAAACTTGTGGGAGAAAAAAGGTGTATTCAAATTCAATAATAATTCTGTATACCTAACGAATAGCAAGGAACGGATGTCCCCGCTAAAAATTCGTGTGATTGGGAAGTGTTCAAATCCGTATTGGGAAGTAATCCAAAACTCACAAATCATCGCAACGGATGGATACTTCATAGATATGACTGAAACACAGACTCTAGAAGTATCAAGCCTTTTTGAAGATACAACGGCGATTTTAAAAGATATTGCAGGGGTAGAATCTTCTGTCTACCAACAACAGGATTATACAAAAACTAATTTTGTTCAGGCCCCAACTGGAGAATTCAGCATTGTGTTTCATGTTGGGGGGGCAGACGTAGAGATTGAGTTATACGAGGAGCGTGATCTGTTTTGATTTTAGCAGTCACGCTTTTTCATCGTGATTTAATGCTTTATAACGAACATTTATTCTCTAACAGTTTTGAATTTGGTGTGGACGAGATCAACGAAGAGGCTAGTAGCTTTACGATGGATAAGTACGTTCCTGTAAAAACAGGCGATTTTCTACTAGCAAAATATATTCCTAGTGGAAAATTTGCATATTTTGGTGTAATTACGTCGCAGGAAGACGAAAAAATCAGTTGTAAAAGCTTACTTAGTTTAGCTGATAGTGAGATACCGACTGCACGTGTGTCAGGAGATAACTACGAAGAGCATATCCGGCGGTTGATTGAATACTATTTGCTGAATGATCCAACGAAACAACTAAAAGATATTTTAGACGTCAAAGCAGAAAGTGCGACCTCTCATTCGTATCAAGCTACCGATACGAATAAACACAAGTTAAGTGCGTATATTCTCAATGGTTTCAAAAAATACAACGTAAAATGGTATTTCAAGGGAATTCAAAACAGAAAAATTTATACAGGCATACGTGCTGTAAATGAATCAATTTACATTAAAGACAATTCTTCTGAATTTAGCGATTGGGATGTGTTTGTTCAGGCGCCGGGCGCTGGAAACGAGAACAAGCTATTAATCGTTGATAAAGCAATGAAAGATATAGAGAAACCGATAATACTGTCAACATGGTATTTGGACGAAGAAAACAATTTGACACAAGATGGATCGAAAGAAAATATCACGAAACCAACTGTCAATTTGGTTAATATCTACGATCAAACCGCAGAAGATAAAGCATCCTACGAAGATGTGGCAAAATCAGAGTTGAAAGGCAATACGTATTCGCATGAAATCAAAGTGAACGTTGTAAGAAATGCAAAAAATTTGAATGTCGAAACGATTGAAACAGGGATGTTTGCCACGATTTCTTATAAAGGAAAGATATACAAGTCGGTTTTGACAGCTTGGCGAATATCAAGTGATAAGGAGTTTGTGGAATTGACTTTCGGAAACATAAGAAGTCGTTTTATGGATTATTTTGAAGATAATGGGGGATAAAAAATGGTTAGCAATGTGGATGGATATCAATTTGAAAACGTGAAAGTAAGCGCAGAAAATGATGCTAGACTTTATCACGTTTTATATAATCGGAAAAATCAGGTTATTGATGGTTACGATCAGTCTATGAATTTATCTTCAAGCGGATTAACAGTAAAAGTTGCTGCAGGAGCAGCGATTATTCAAGGTCGTATGGTCGTTGTTCGACAAGAAGAAAGTATAACAGTTCCAGCAAACTCAAGTGGTTATATAGCATTAACAGTGGATTTGACACAAGAAGTTATACCTGGATCTATTCTTCCAGAATCGGAAGAATATGAATGGACTAATAATCAAGTCAAGCTAGAATTTATAACAAAAGTTATAAAAGGTAATTTAAACAATGGTGATAAGGTCTATAATTTACCACTATGCTCAGTTAATTCTACTGGATCAACTGTTTCAATCTCAAAGATATCGGATAGTTACGAGCTGACTCTCTCTAAAGGAGAAATTTTGTGGAGGGGGACTGCGTTAATGCATGATACTCAAACTGTCCAACCTTCAAAAAAAATTTGGCAGACAGTTTCAGGTTTTTTGTTAGTATGGCTCCCATACGAAAACGGGCAAGCAATTGAGGATAGATATGTAACTACGCCTTTTTATAAGGAGCGTGTAACTTTTACTAATGTTTTAGGAGAAATTGTTTCAGGATTTGATGACTATCACAAAAAGTGGTTTAGTAAACGAATAAACTATAATTCGAATACTAATATATTTACAGGTGCAGCAAGCAATGCAAGTGGAGATAACGCAAATATGGTGCTTAGGTATATAGTTTCTTTTTAGTTAGGAGGTATGGAAGAGTGGCAAATTTAGAAATTAAATTATCTGCAAATAAGAGACAGCCTTATCTACGTCACCGTGTTGTTGGTAGAGTTGGTGATGGGGGGCTCACAACAATCAATGTACAACTTCTTGAGGAAGATGAAATTACACCTTTTGTAATTAATCTAAACGGTACTTTGAAATTTGTGGGCGAAGTTTCAAACGGTAACTATACCGAGGGAGAACCAGAAATAATCGATTCGACTAATGGGTTAATTAGTTACACGTTCACTAAGTCAAATTTCAGCACGAGTCATCAATTCAAACAAGCATATTTTGAATATGTAGATCCTAACGGCAAAAAAGTAACTTTTCAGAACTTCATCATAGACGTGTTAGAACGAGTGGATATTAATTCGGAGCAAGCGAAATACTATATTTCTTCATTGGAAAAATTACAGAGTGAAATGCAAACCACTTTCAATCAGTTCATTAGTGATAAACAGGTCCAATACGATCAAATCTACTCGAAATATAACGAATTAGTAAGATTGATAAATGAATCAGATAAGCAAGTAAATGATCGTATTGATCAAACCAATCAGCAAATCGGCGATCTCGGCAAGCTGAAAAAGATGTACAGTAACAGCATCGACTTTGGGAATTATGATTATAGTGGGAATCCGAATTTAATGTCCAAACTAAAATCGAGCGATTTTAACGTTGGTTACCACGGGTCACTAACTTCGGATAACGAAAAGCTACATTTTACTTCTGATGGTACAGGAAGCATTATTATGTTTACGCGTATTAATACACCTCAGCTTGCTAGTGGGAAAACCTATACTCTGAGTGCGAAAGTTCGATTTGATGAAGGAACTACAGGAGCTATTGATAAATTACGTTTGGTGTATCGTACATCACCAGGAGAAAAGATATTATTGGAAGCAAATAGTACAAATATTACAACAGATGATGTAGGGAAAGAAATAACAATCAAAGGTACAGCTAACGTTAATTATCAAATCACAAATTTAGATCGATTTTATATGAGTATTAGCTTTGTTGACAGGGATAAAATAAATGGCGGATTTAAGTTGTACGACATCAAAATCGAAGAAGGCTCAACAGCCACCCCATATCAGCCAAACTTACTTGATGACCCTTACTGGCTAGGTAAAGCGCCTTTGGGTGAGAATATTGCAAATATTCTCACCCAAAGGCGCTTTACCTAGCCAGTAAGGGTCATCAAGTAAGTTTGGCTGATATGGGGTGGCTGTTGAGCCTTCTTCGATTTTGATGTCGTACAACTTAAATCCGCCATTTATTTTATCCCTGTCAACAAAGCTAATACTCATATAAAATCGATCTAAATTTGTGATTTGATAATTAACGTTAGCTGTACCTTTGATTGTTATTTCTTTCCCTACATCATCTGTTGTAATATTTGTACTATTTGCTTCCAATAATATCTTTTCTCCTGGTGATGTACGATACACCAAACGTAATTTATCAATAGCTCCTGTAGTTCCTTCATCAAATCGAACTTTCGCACTCAGAGTATAGGTTTTCCCACTAGCAAGCTGAGGTGTATTAATACGCGTAAACATAATAATGCTTCCTGTACCATCAGAAGTAAAATGTAGCTTTTCGTTATCCGAAGTTAGTGACCCGTGGTAACCAACGTTAAAATCGCTCGATTTTAGTTTGGACATTAAATTCGGATTCCCACTATAATCATAATTCCCAAAGTCGATGCTGTTACTGTACATCTTTTTCAGCTTGCCGAGATCGCCGATTTGCTGATTGGTTTGATCAATACGATCATTTACTTGCTTATCTGATTCATTTATCAATCTTACTAATTCGTTATATTTCGAGTAGATTTGATCGTATTGGACCTGTTTATCACTAATGAACTGATTGAAAGTGGTTTGCATTTCACTCTGTAATTTTTCCAATGAAGAAATATAGTATTTCGCTTGCTCCGAATTAATATCCACTCGTTCTAACACGTCTATGATGAAGTTCTGAAAAGTTACTTTTTTGCCGTTAGGATCTACATATTCAAAATATGCTTGTTTGAATTGATGACTCGTGCTGAAATTTGACTTAGTGAACGTGTAACTAATTAACCCATTAGTCGAATCGATTATTTCTGGTTCTCCCTCGGTATAGTTACCGTTTGAAACTTCGCCCACAAATTTCAAAGTACCGTTTAGATTAATTACAAAAGGTGTAATTTCATCTTCCTCAAGAAGTTGTACATTGATTGTTGTGAGCCCCCCATCACCAACTCTACCAACAACACGGTGACGTAGATAAGGCTGTCTCTTATTTGCAGATAATTTAATTTCTAAATTTGCCACTCTTCCATACCTCCTAACTAAAAAGAAACTATATACCTAAGCACCATATTTGCGTTATCTCCACTTGCATTGCTTGCTGCACCTGTAAATATATTAGTATTCGAATTATAGTTTATTCGTTTACTAAACCACTTTTTGTGATAGTCATCAAATCCTGAAACAATTTCTCCTAAAACATTAGTAAAAGTTACACGCTCCTTATAAAAAGGCGTAGTTACATATCTATCCTCAATTGCTTGCCCGTTTTCGTATGGGAGCCATACTAACAAAAAACCTGAAACTGTCTGCCAAATTTTTTTTGAAGGTTGGACAGTTTGAGTATCATGCATTAACGCAGTCCCCCTCCACAAAATTTCTCCTTTAGAGAGAGTCAGCTCGTAACTATCCGATATCTTTGAGATTGAAACAGTTGATCCAGTAGAATTAACTGAGCATAGTGGTAAATTATAGACCTTATCACCATTGTTTAAATTACCTTTTATAACTTTTGTTATAAATTCTAGCTTGACTTGATTATTAGTCCATTCATATTCTTCCGATTCTGGAAGAATAGATCCAGGTATAACTTCTTGTGTCAAATCCACTGTTAATGCTATATAACCACTTGAGTTTGCTGGAACTGTTATACTTTCTTCTTGTCGAACAACGACCATACGACCTTGAATAATCGCTGCTCCTGCAGCAACTTTTACTGTTAATCCGCTTGAAGATAAATTCATAGACTGATCGTAACCATCAATAACCTGATTTTTCCGATTATATAAAACGTGATAAAGTCTAGCATCATTTTCTGCGCTTACTTTCACGTTTTCAAATTGATATCCATCCACATTGCTAACCATTTTTTATCCCCCATTATCTTCAAAATAATCCATAAAACGACTTCTTATGTTTCCGAAAGTCAATTCCACAAACTCCTTATCACTTGATATTCGCCAAGCTGTCAAAACCGACTTGTATATCTTTCCTTTATAAGAAATCGTGGCAAACATCCCTGTTTCAATCGTTTCGACATTCAAATTTTTTGCATTTCTTACAACGTTCACTTTGATTTCATGCGAATACGTATTGCCTTTCAACTCTGATTTTGCCACATCTTCGTAGGATGCTTTATCTTCTGCGGTTTGATCGTAGATATTAACCAAATTGACAGTTGGTTTCGTGATATTTTCTTTCGATCCATCTTGTGTCAAATTGTTTTCTTCGTCCAAATACCATGTTGACAGTATTATCGGTTTCTCTATATCTTTCATTGCTTTATCAACGATTAATAGCTTGTTCTCGTTTCCAGCGCCCGGCGCCTGAACAAACACATCCCAATCGCTAAATTCAGAAGAATTGTCTTTAATGTAAATTGATTCATTTACAGCACGTATGCCTGTATAAATTTTTCTGTTTTGAATTCCCTTGAAATACCATTTTACGTTGTATTTTTTGAAACCATTGAGAATATACGCACTTAACTTGTGTTTATTCGTATCGGTAGCTTGATACGAATGAGAGGTCGCACTTTCTGCTTTGACGTCTAAAATATCTTTTAGTTGTTTCGTTGGATCATTCAGCAAATAGTATTCAATCAACCGCCGGATATGCTCTTCGTAGTTATCTCCTGACACACGTGCAGTCGGTATCTCACTATCAGCTAAACTAAGTAAGCTTTTACAACTGATTTTTTCGTCTTCCTGCGACGTAATTACACCAAAATATGCAAATTTTCCACTAGGAATATATTTTGCTAGTAGAAAATCGCCTGTTTTTACAGGAACGTACTTATCCATCGTAAAGCTACTAGCCTCTTCGTTGATCTCGTCCACACCAAATTCAAAACTGTTAGAGAATAAATGTTCGTTATAAAGCATTAAATCACGATGAAAAAGCGTGACTGCTAAAATCAAAACAGATCACGCTCCTCGTATAACTCAATCTCTACGTCTGCCCCCCCAACATGAAACACAATGCTGAATTCTCCAGTTGGGGCCTGAACAAAATTAGTTTTTGTATAATCCTGTTGTTGGTAGACAGAAGATTCTACCCCTGCAATATCTTTTAAAATCGCCGTTGTATCTTCAAAAAGGCTTGATACTTCTAGAGTCTGTGTTTCAGTCATATCTATGAAGTATCCATCCGTTGCGATGATTTGTGAGTTTTGGATTACTTCCCAATACGGATTTGAACACTTCCCAATCACACGAATTTTTAGCGGGGACATCCGTTCCTTGCTATTCGTTAGGTATACAGAATTATTATTGAATTTGAATACACCTTTTTTCTCCCACAAGTTTTGAGTGTAGATATAAGATCTTTTATACGGAAAAACCTTACCACGTGTTTTCACTACATTCGGTCGCTGAATTAATTTTTCGCGTTTTACGGAATACCAGTTTGATGTGAAATATAGTTCTAAAGTGTCTGTTAGTAACGATGTTTTCGGATCGATTTCAGTCTTACTTAAAGATTTTAGACTGCATCTTCTTACCATTGTTTCGCCGTCAAAAGCAAATTCCAGTTCAAACGGACCTTCCGATAGGAACTGCACAAGTGAATTGTACAGTTCTTTTTCTCGAAACCCATGCACAGAAATGATTACAGATGACTGAAATTCAGATATTTCAACGCTCTCACTGCTTTCTCTGAAATTCCCCCACTGTCCCACATGTTCTTTTTTTACTTCAAACCCCATATTACTCAACCCAGTAGCAAAATAGTCTTCTGTGGACAAATCAATTTCTTCGTTTATTCTATTTCTCAGTAATACAGTTCGCATCTACATCCTCCTAACCAAGATCTTCTGAATATCTAAAGCTAAATCTCTATCAGTTCGGCTATTTCCTTTGAAAAATGCCAGCAATAACGATAACAGCTGATTCGTTGTTGCCGCCTGTTTTTCAATGGCTTCTAGGATTTCGTAATCACTGGAAACAGTTGTCGCATTTCCATAAGTTTTAGGAGAAACTCCTAGTTTGTCCATTGCGATAGACAATAATTGCATCGCTCTTGATCGTTTAGCCTTATCTAACGGAATAATAATTTCTGGCTTGTTTCCTTCTGCGATTTCCGCAATTTGATGTTGGTTTACAATTCCACCGTTTGCGTAACCAACTCCACGATAGGCATTTGTTAGTGAGCCATATCTTGATAGTGCGTATCTGATTGAAGCTAAGATGTTAGATAGTGGGTCAAAAATATTGCTGTTGAATCCTGGCATTGCATACTGTCTGAATGTTGGGTCAATCACTTGGAGCAACCCTTTTGATGGTGTTCCATTTTTGGCGTTAATATCCCAATTGTTAACTGCATTAGGATTACCATTTGACTCTGTACGCATTTGATTTAGTAATGCATTTAAGTTTGCAGTACTGTATTGACCGGTCATTTTCAACGCTCTAATTGCTACATTGCGCCATCTTTCTACCCCACTGCCTCCCACGCTATCTCCTGAAATTTGAGTGTTTTGTGGGTCTTTCACACCGTTTAAATGCACATGATCATAGTGATCTCCATCGGGCCATGGTCTCCAATCATTGTGAATACCCGTACCTGATTGTCCTGAACGGTCACGAACTTTACCATTTGTGATAACATAGCCGATTTTGTTTGCAAACTTCTCAAATGCGTAATTGGCTGCTTCTGTGTAGCGTGGCGAGCCTCCTGTGACACCAGGTAGTGCAATATCAATGGCATTACGTTTACCATGCGAATAGGGGTCACCTGGTCTATACCCACTAGTTGCCACAAAGCCTGGAAACTTCTTCATTACTGCAACTGCAACGTCCGCCAAGTATTTGTAAACGCCTTGCATGCCCATTGAAGTGTCTAAACTGCCACTACTGAATAGTTCTGTGATTTTGTTCGTCAGTGCTTCGGTAGCCTTGCTTAGAATACCTTTACCAACATCTAAAGGATATTTGACAAGCCCTTCCAGTACGCCAAGACCATTTAACACTTTCCTAGCCAACGCTCCCGGGTCTGTTACAAAATCCCATACATCGCCGACTACATCTTTCAGCTTGTTTCCAACATCTCCAGCAAATCCTTTGACGTTGTTCCATAGATTTCCGAAAAAGCCTGTACCTTTGGCGTATCTATATCTTGGTGCTTTGTTTCCAGTCATATAAGCCGTTTCTTCAGCTGTTAGAACGTGTGTGCCTTTTGGTGCATTCAACACTACGTTTCGCCCTCGTGGGATAAATGCTTGTCCGTTAGGTGTGATTACCGCTTCAGCACCTCTACCGTCATTTACCATCATAGGCCCGCCCGGATGACCTCCGTTTGGTGTTCCTTTTGCGTATTGTGGCACTTTCCATTCTTCGAGTTTGTCAGCACCCAGTTTTTCTAGTACCCATGAAGCTCCATGGATGATTGCGTTAACTGGTTTACCTATCGCTTTAAGTGCTGCGTTGAAAATACTTTTGAACGCATTAACAATGGCGTTTTTACCGCCAACAATGGCATTCTTCATCTTCGTTGGTAGTTCTGAAAACCAATTGAATACCGTATCGATACCTCTACGGAATGTGTCTTTGATACCGTTCCACAAGTTACCAATTACATTAGAAACTTTGTTCTTCAATTCAGTTGCTTTGTTGAAAATATTTTTTACCCAGCCAACTACCTTATTCCACGTGTCTCCAACGCCATTGCTGAAGAAGTTTTTCACGCTGTTCCACAAATTTTTGACTGTGTTCACAACGCTGTTCTTCATTTCAATGAATTTATTACCAATCCATGAAGCCCATTCTTTTATTTTTTCCCAAAGCCACTGCAACACGCCCCACAACATTTTGTAGTATGCCACCAAGTTGTTGACAACGCCCATAACTACATTTTTCACAGCTGTAAAAGCTGCATTGACTATGTTTCTAAACGTTTCGGATTTTGTATAAGCTACTACCAAAGCTCCAACCAATGCTCCTAATGCTACAACTAACCCTCCTGCTACTACAGAAATAGCTCCAAATATGGCTGAAGCTACAGCTAATCCTTTAATTGCAAGAGTTATCCCTCCTATGATACCTACGAGCCATGTCAGTGACTCTCTATTATCTGCAATCCATTTGGCAAACTCACCTAATTTACCCATGAAATTAGCTATAGAAGGCATTGCTGCCTCTATTTTGGTACTTAATGTATTGATAAAACCAGTGATGTTTTCTACACCTATTTTTTCTATAATACTTTGTAGCCCATTTATTACAGTGGATTTCATCTGCTCCCAAGAACCGCTCAATGTGTCTGTGGAAGTGGCTGCCTTAACTGCTCCGTCATTCATACCTAACTGTACAATTGCTTGGTTGAACTCGTCGGAAGTGATTTGACCTTGCGCCATTGCGTCACGAAAGTTACCAGTGTATGCTCCGTTTTTCAACATAGCTTCTTGTAACAGCCCTGAAGCGCCCGGTATCGCATCTGCTAATTGATTCCAGTTTTCAGTTGTTAGTTTCCCAGCTCCTGCCGTCTGCGTTAGCATCATGGCAACGGATTTGAATGTATCACTAGAACCGCCTGCAACGGCATTCAAGTTACCTGCCGCCTTGGTTAGTTCTGTATAGTTAGGAATCCCGTTAGATGCCAATTGTGCGGTTGTGTTCAGAATTTCTTCTAAACCATAAACCGTCTTATCGGCGTAGTCTTTCATTTCTTTTTTCGAGCTTTCTATCTGTGACTTCCCAAAGTTAGCAAACTCCATGGTTTTGGAAAACTTCATCAATGAATCCGATGCGTTTACTGCTTCGCCAACCAAGCCTTGCACGCCACTTACTACACTGCTAATAGCGTTATGCGCTAATCCAGCAACTGCACCAAACGAAAATGCGCTTTTTAGCGAGCCTAATTTGTCTTTTAGCCCATCCAGTTTCCTAGCTGACCTTGTGGACTCGTCGCCAAAATCTTCTATTTTTTCTCCTGATTGATCGCTGGAGCTTTTGAGTGCTTCTAATTGCCTGCTAGATATTTGGCTTTGTCGTTCTAACTTTTCTAATGCCCTTTTTGCATCTTCGGTTTCATTTGCTGAATCGCCAAACTCATCAGCCATCAGTTTCACAACTTTGCGCTGTTCTTCGATAGCTTTCTCGGATAATTCCGTTTGTTTGGCTAGCCCTTTTTGTTTTGCTTCAAACGCACCAGATTCATCACCAGCAGCTTTCAACGCTTTTACTTCGGCGTTCATTTGTCGTTCATTTTCTTTGATTTCGTTAGATAAATCATTGACGGCTGTTTTGGAATACACCAATTCTTTTTTTGTGTCGTTCAACTGGCGACTGTAAGCATTATATTTTGCGGTAGCATTGTTTATCTGTGTGTTAAGGTTAGCAACTTGTTTCGATTCCTCGCCATACTTGCTAATCGCTTCATCACGGCGCTTTGTTAATTCTCTTACTTTGGCGTTTTGCCCTTCCATAACCGTAGACAAGTCTTTCGTCTTTTGACTAAGTGCTTCGTATGAACGTCCTGCTGAATCATAAGCCTTTAGATTGGCACGCATATTCGACTCAGCTTGTTTGACTTTCGCATTGATTTCGTCCAGCGTGTTACCAAAATTAGTGCTATCTAAACTAATCCCTAGCTTGATATTTCCTGCCGGTTGTCCTTTTCCTGCCATTATTTACCTCCTTCCTCAAGTTTTACTAAGTCTTCAGCCGATAAAAATTGTTTGATGAAATCAGCACCATCTACATATTCTTCGCCACTCTCCACTTCTCCAAAAAGGTGTAACAAATAATGATAGTCGGCTTCGTCCACATCTCTCATCGTCCAACCTGCTTCGATTAAATCTTTGTAGATTTGATCCATTGCTTTCCTAGCTTCAGAAAAACTTATTTCTTTTTGCTCGCCGTCTGCTTTTTTTCATTGTTTCCCAGTTCATTTATTTGTTCAAAAACACTTTCTAATGCCGGTACTAACTCGCTCGCAGTCAAACCGTCTAAAATAGCATCAAATGTAACTGCTGGATCTTGGAAAATATCTGCTGTAATTGCAATCATTGAATCAATCGCTTCTAAATCAGTTAGGTCTGCTTTTTCCGCTTTCTCGTAAAATTTGATACACTCACGCATTGCACGTGCGGAAATATCTTGTTGTTTGAATGTTTTTTTCTTTCCGTCAAGTTTCAATTGCAATTCAATCATTTGTTTTCCTCCTTGTTTTTACAAAAAATAAGGCTAGCCAAAAATGGCTAACCTTGTGTATCAATTTTTGGTTCTGGTTCTTTTGGTGTCCCTGTATCTGTCGTTGGTGTAGATGCAGGGTTAACTACTCCCCCTCTTTGTTATTTACCAAGTCCTTGAATTTTTGTAAGGTCATTCCTTCTGATTCTACGGCTGTTAAGTATACATAGCCACGTTCATCAGAAATGAATTCCCCTTCGATGGAATCGGTTTGCAATTCTACCCCTTTGTCTTCAGCTGTTTTCATGTCGATATCTGGATGACTGAATTTTCCTTTTGTCAATCCCATGAACAAGCGTTTTCCTTCTTTGTTCGCTGTAACCATGACTACCGACACGTAAGGCGCTTCAGTTTCTGAACCAATTACATTTGCACCATCCACGGTTTTAGCACCAATGATTTCGCTGTAAATGCCGTTATCCATTAAGTCTGCCACGTCAAGCGTAACTTTTGGCGACGAAACCCCTTTACTTGCAATGAAGAACGGTACGTTTGAAGCGTATGTTGTGTTAGAAGTTGCGCCTAATCCAGTAATTTTAGCTTCGATCGCTCCGCCTTTCGACTTATCTGCTACTAATTCTTTTAGAGTGCCGCCTGCACCTGTTTTTACGCCAAAAATGACGCTCTCGAATCCTACTGTTGCCATCTATTTTCTCTCCTTTTAATTTAGTGAAATATTTGCTACATATCGTTTGATAATCCGCTTTGCACCTTCCAAGTCCTCGTCATCTGTTTGTTCCGTGTATGCGCATTGCCAACCATTCCCCCTCATAACCTCATCAAGGGCAAAATAAAAGGCATCAACCTCTTTCATGGTTGACACCCATACATCTACCTGTACGTTAAATTGAATGGTCAAAGGATTGTTGCTTGCAAAATCTTCATAGTTGCCGGATATCTCTGTAATTCTGCCAACTGGAAGGCTAGGTACTGTTTGAGCTGATTCCGGAACACTATTGGTGTAAAAATCAATGTTCTTTGTTTTTTCATTGCTATTCAGAATTGAATAGACTTGTGATACTGCCGTTTTCAAAGTCCTAGCCTCCTTTTTACTTCGTCAGCAATGATTTGTGTTACTTGTTTTTCGATTTGCTTTTGTGTTTTTTGTACGAAACCTTTTGGACGTTGTTTGATTGTTCCGAACTCGATAAAGTGCATCCGCCAAGAAACATCTTTGTCATAGCCGACTTCTACCAATCCGTTTTTTATCGAGCTTGTAACCACATGGTTCTTAGCATGTTCTTGCATATACGAACCACGTTTACCGTTTGACTTCGTTCCATCCCAGTAAGGTGTGTTTTGTCGTAACTCTTCTTGAGCGTACTCCCCAGCTTTTCTAAGTGCTGGGCTTTCCACTCGTTGAACGTTTGCTTTTACTTCCCTAAGCGCTTTGTACACTTCGGTTGCATCGACTTCTACACTCATTTTGAAACCTCTTTTGCAATGATTGTCGTGAAGTCCTTCGCAAACTCGCCTTTCGTAATCGTAATGATTTCAAACGTTTTTCCATTCCAACGCACTTTCATATCATTGGTCAGCTCTGATTTTTGTTGGTAGCGGATAATGAACGTCAGTGTTCCTTCCAAAGCCGTACCAATCGACGTCTTAATATCGTTCAGGCGTTGTGTCTGCACACTTGCCCAGCAAGTAAGAATGGTTGTAGAAGTCGGGACAACTTGCCCGTCCTCATCCTTAACCGTCGTATCTCGGACAAACTTGATGCGTTGATTTAAATTTCCTGTTTGGATAAGGGGCATACGCTACTCCTCCTCCACAAAAAGCAAATAACTTGCTTTGAGTTGCAAGATTAGGCTTGTAAAACCTAAATCGTACTCTCGCAAGTTCCCACTCACGGTTGCTGATCGAGCGTTGTAATAATGATCTGCTAATTGCAGGATAGCTAAATTAATCAGATCAACCGTTTCATTTTCTTGCTTATAAAAAGAGGGCTTATCATTCCCGATAGCCCCTCTAATGTATGCAATTGCAGCTTGTGCCGCACGGCTTACTTCCACATCGTCATCATCGGTATCAATCTTTAGTGCGTTTTTGATTTCGCCTAAATCCATTTTAGGATCAAGAATCATAAGGAATCAGCTCCTTAAACTTTCGCCGGTGTCTCGTTCGCAATAGTTGTAAAAGTAGCCAAAACAACCGCTTCATCATCAACTAGTTGCACATCGAAGCGATCGATGACGCGTACTTTAGTGGTGTCTGTTTCAAAAGCTCCACCACCAATATTCGTTGTCAGCAAGCTCATGTTTTCGCGATCATACAATGTAACGGCTTCTTTCAGATCACCAATGTACAGTGGATATTTAGGAGTAGCTTGCGTACCTTTGTTTGGCAAGAAACGAGAAGCAATTTTCTTGATTGGTTTACCTAAGAAGGTATATCCAGTTGCAGAAGCTACGTCTTTTTGTAACAAGTAAGATCCATCAGCACGTTTCACTTTATCTAAAACATTGAAGCCATCTTGGTTTGTAATAAACATAGATGTAGCTTCGATAGCTGGATCAAGTTGGACGTTTACGATATCTTTAATTCCATCAACATCTGTAACATCTTTCTTTTGTGCCGCTTTGATTCCATCAATAGCTGCCAAGATTTTTGTATTGCGAGTAACAACTACTTTTTTCGCGATCCATTTAGACAACCATGCCAAAATGTTTTCGGCAGTATCTTTTAGCAAGCTGTTAGTTACTGTGGAAATACCTGCATAGCGTTTGATCAAGTATTTGATCAAGTAAAGTGCAGGATCATCATTTGCTGGGATTTCACCGTCTTCAGTATCCAAAGCAGTCAACGGTGTAATATCAGACCATTTTTCATAAACGCGAGAACCGCTGGTAGTGGTCACTTTTTCAACGTTTACGTATTCTTGCAAAGAGTCAAACCGACGAACCAAAGTATGAATAGTCGTTTGCACATCTACAGGAATAGTCAATCCGATAGCATTACCAGATTCATCCGTATTAGATGTCAAAGTAGCCATAATAGCAGGATCACCATTGACCATCGCTTTAAAGTCTTTGATAAACTTGTTTTTCAAGTTTTCATCTTTTTTATCTAATGGTTCTTTTTTGACGTTTAAGACTTGTTCGGCTTCCATATTTGCCACTTGCTCTTTCAATCCGTCCCGTTTAGCCCGTGCTGCTTTTACTTGTGCTTGCAAACTTACTACATCTTCTTCTGTTTTTTCATCGTCAACCAATGCTGCATTGAGTTGTGCATTTAAGTCAGAGACTTTACTTCCCGCCTCGACCCACGCATTTTTTAATTGTTCTAAATTCATTCGTTTTTCCCTCCATTTAAGGCTTTTAGTTTTTTCTGTAAGAGTGTTTCTTCTTGCGGTGCTTCCGCTTTGAGTATTAAATTTTTCAACTTAGTTACTGCGTTTTTTGGAATAACCGGTTGAGAGGCATTGAGTACCGTTACTGGTGCTTCTGCAAACATAATTTCATCTGCAAACCCTTCTGCTACTGCTGTTTGAGCATTTAACCAAGTATCTTTCGCCATTAAATCAGCAAGTTTTTTCCGATCGAGTCCTGTTTTGATCTCGTAAGCATTAACAATAGACTCATCCACACTGCTTAACATTTCTGCATTGGCTTTTAATTCCTCAGCGTTGCCACTAGTGGTCACCCATGCGTTATGAATCATGATGTGTGCCGTAGGTGAGATTCTAAGCGGTTCGCAAGCGCAAGCGATTACACTTGCAGCGCTTGCTGCAATACTCACAACATTTCCGGATACCTTTCCCGGATAGGCACGGATAGCGGTATATATTTCGCTTGCCGCTAGGACATCCCCACCGTTCGATGAGATATCAAGTTCTACTTCATCCCCCGCTGCTTCTGTAAGAGCGGCAGAAATTTTCCCTGGTGAGATACAATTGATCCCAAACCAGTCATAAAGCCACGCGGTATCGTTATCCACGACATCGCCGCTTAACGTCACTTTTTTCATTTTTCCACCTCCCTTCGGTGCAAACTAAAAAAACCTAACCGTTTTCGGCTACGCTTTTAGACGAGGTTGTTTTTCTTAATGTTGGATCCATATCGATTGGATATAGGTCTCCGGAAATATGGTAATCATCCATACCGGTTTTATTTATCGGTTGCAAGTCCTCAAATCTTCGGACATCATTCGCTGAGTATGCTCCGCCTCGTCGCATGATTTGATAGAATTGTCCCCTTGCCTGAGTGTCAGCTCTTAGCAAACTTGCGACATTAAACTTATATCGATAACCTTTTGCTTTTTCGGTTCTCGATAGTGTTTTCTTATTTAGTTCCGCTTCATATTGATTAACGGTCGGTACTAGATTGTACGTCAAAAATTCCATATTGAGCTGTTCCTGAGAGGAGTAACTCGACTGGTTATTCCCGATGAAATGCTCCGGCACATTGTAGACCATAGCGATTCTGGAGCGAGATACTTTATCAGTATCTAAAAGCTTGCTGTCTACCAGCTCTCGTTGTAAACGTTCGATTTCTACACCGTTTTCTTCCACAAGTAGTCCACCGTTTTGTCGATAAAAATCAGCAATGTTTTTAACTGTAGCTTTTTTAGCTTCTTCATCCATATTGCTAGCAAACTTAACTTTTAGCCCTTCATTACTTCCTTTAAGCTGACTTAAAGAGATTTTTCGGACTTCTCGATCATATCCGAGGGTATTCGTTAATACTTTTGTGGGGTCTGTACCTTCCAAGCCGCCAAACCTCGGTTGTTTAAAGTGAAGCATTTCCATGTAATGTACATAGATAACTTGCTTGTAACTGCCTTTGTCAGTCGCAGTTACTTGGTAGTAAAGCTCCCCGCTATCCATATCAATCACTGGATGGCAAGCACCAGGTTTTACTAACGCCATATCTGCTACTTCTCCATTGATATTTCGGAAAATCTGCACATACGCATTCCCTTGGTAGTTTCTCAAAACTTCCACGTCCCGGAAAAAATCAAACTTTGTAAAATATCGAGGGCCTTCGCTCAACAAGTTGTATGCAGGACAGTCTGTCTCTTATACACATCTGACGCTGC